CGAGTACCAGCGCCAACTACATTAACTCCCGCAAGGAAGGAGGTGCAATCGGCGCAATCCTGGAGCACCCGACGATTCTTCAAGGACTTAGAAGAGCCGGCGGGTACCCTTTGTTTGAGACAAAAGAAGAGAGAGAGAAGAGGTATTGGGAGAATGAGGAGATAAGCAATGAAAGTTGGGACGTAAAACCGTGGCAGATGAGCCGAGGCCTCGACGAGGTCTGGGAGACATTCTGGCTTCGCCTCCTGCAAATCGCAGGGAAGGAGAGACCAGTAGTCGAACCAGTCGCACTCGCGGAGGCACTCAAGATCAGGCTCATCACGAAGGGCCCACCGTTCACTCAAACATTGCTGCGGGGGATCTGGAGAAAGTGTCACACCACCTTGAGAAGGCATCCTGCGTTCCAATTGATCGGGAACCAGGGGGTGACAGCGAAGTATCTTCTCGACCGTCTGGGTCGAGAACTTCAGATCGAACAGGGATTTCTCAGCGGTGACTACGAGGCCGCGACGGACAACTTGTTCAGCTGGGTCAGTGAGAGAATCGGAAACCGAATCTCTGACAGACTGAAGCTGTACCCAGTTGAGCGTCGCAAATTCATCGAAGCGCTGACGAAGCATAAGATCGAAGTCAAGAACCCAGAGACGGGCGAAATGGAACTTCGTCCCCAGACTAGAGGACAATTGATGGGTTCGGTTGTCAGTTTTCCGGTACTGTGCATTGCCAACGCCACCGTGCTGAGAGTCGCCTGCGAAAAAGATCAACAGAGGAAACTCAGTCTGAAGACAGCACCAATCATGGTGAACGGCGACGACGGCGGTGCTAAATGCACACTGAAAGGCTATGAGTGGTGGAGGGCAGCTTCGGCTCGTCTGGGATTGAAGGAATCCCTCGGAAAGACCTACTGGTCGAAACAGTTCGTCGAGATCAACTCGACGGACTTCACGTACAGTAGGGAATCCAAGGAAATCCTTATAGACACAATCACGGACAAAGTCGAGCCGCCTCCAGGACATCCTCTGAAGGTCTTCCTCAAGACCAGAACTGTCCAACGCCAACAGCCTTACAGACAGGTGAAGTACGTCAATGCCGGCCTCTTGCTCGGAATGAAAAGATCCGGAGGCAAGATCTCCCTCACCGGGAGACAGGCTCAGTATGACGACATCGGCACCCGGTACCGGGAACTCATCAAAAATTCTCCCACACATCTCCTTGAGCAAGTGCACAGATCGTTCATCGACTGCCATGAAGAGATTCTCCGAAAGGCGCAACCCCTGCCATGGTTTGTCCCGAGCTGGATTGGAGGTCTCGGACTGACCGGAGTTAAAGAGCCAAGCAAAATCGATCTGCAAATTGCAAGATTGATTCTGCTGAACTGGAAAACTCAACGGCCAATCGACTTCCAAACTGCCCGTGACATCCCATGGAAGGTATGGCGAATTGCAGAGAAGAGGGTTCCCGAACCCAATTACACTCATGAACACGATAGCAACGGCGAGCAGGTATACCTGAAAACCATGGCCGAAGAATGTTTGAATCTCCTGTTCGACTCTAACGTCAGTCTCCATGATCTTCACCCAGATGTAACTCCAGATGAAGAGACACAGAGAAAGACGCATGAGATCAAACAGATACTCAATCATAATCGACGGCTGTGGGATCCAGCGAGGTACAAGGGTCTCGGAACACCACTTGACGCAGATCGACTTATTTTCAAGTCAAAGTACCCAACCTACCGCAGGAACGTTAGCTCCAATCTCCCAAATGACAGCACACCTCTCTCTC